GGCAGTGACAACGCCGTCCTCCGCACGTTCTATTCGGACACCTATAAGATGTTCGTGGAATATGTGGTGGGTGGCGAAGCTCTATGCGAGATCTTTGGACAAGTGCAATTCTTGAATGGTGGCATCTCTGTTTGCCCTTACCACTTCATCACATCTCTTGAGTCCTTGGAGAAATCTAAGGACGTTAGTACTGAGGTCCGTGTTAACATGCGTAACGCTATTAACGGGGACCTTGAGTACGGTGCGGCGAAAGCCGTGACAGCAGCTCAGATTCTGAAGCTACCGCGAGAGCGTGTGCCAGGTGAAGATGTTGTGTTCATGAATTGGGAGCCGCTTAATGTGCGTGCGCACACTGCAAAGGAGCACCACATCATTGAGGAAGAGCACTTTAAGTTGTTGTCAATGGCTAGTAGGCCCGCAAGGTTGTCTATTTGCGATATTGATATCAACGGAGTGCTCCAGAGTGGCACCATGCCTAGGTTTTTCCAGTGTGAGAAGTTGATTGCACACAAACCCATGCGCCTCACGAACTCGTCAGAGAACGCGAGAGTGTGGGAGTATTGTCTCAACACCCAGGAGGGTGATTGTGGAGCCCCGTTGACGCTCACCAAGCAAGATGGAGTCGGGAAGTATTATCTCGGCTTTCACATTGCTGGTGATGGTCATAACAAGGGGTTTTCTGCCGTTGTTACCAAGGAGATGTATGATCGTCATACAGCTAAGCTTGGTGTTAAGGGTAGACCCGTTGTTAAGGACACGCTCATGCCAGCGTGCGAGCAGGCGGGAAGACCAATACTTGAGTTTGAAGATACCGACAGGATTCCGGAGGCTTATAACAGTGGCAGTTTTACTGTCATTGGAAAGGTCGAGAAGGCTGTTAATGTTTCAAGTAAGAGTAAGATCTTCCCTACAGTTTTGCACGGTGCCCTTGGTCCTGCGGTGGATGTTCCTGTCGCGCTCGGGCCTGTGAGAGATGGTGCACACACCATCTATCCCATGGAGAACGCGATCCAGGCTAACAAGACCCCCGTGATGGTAGTTGACACTGAGTTACCTATCTGGCAGCAAGCTATGCATGTTGCCGGGAAGAAGTTCATGGAGGTCACTGGACCATCTCGTCTTAACGCCAGGGTGCTCACCTTTGAGGAGGCTTGCATTGGAAACCCCGTTTTGAAGCTTAAGGCTATCAACAGGAATTCCAGTGCTGGTTATCCTTATTGTTTGGAGTACTCTAGCGGTAAGAAACACTTCTTTGGTAGAGGTGATGAGTATGACCTCACTGGGCCTGCTGCGCAATTGTTGCGCTCTGACGTTGAGAAGATCATTGAGAAGGCAAAGAAAGGAGAGAGATCTCCTGTCATCTACAATGATTTTCTCAAAGACGAGCGCCGCTCTCCTGAGAAGGTTGCCAATCACATGGCACGCCTGATCTCGTCGAGTCCACTTGATTATACTATTGCCGTCAGGATGTATTTCGGAGCGATATTGTCTACTATGTTTAGCAACTCTATCGACTCTGGTCTTGCACCTGGAGCGTGTGTGTATCAGGACTGGGGCACCCTCGCAAAGCATCTCCAGTCGAAAGGAGATGCGGTGTTTGATGGTGACTTTAAGCGTTTTGACTCTACACAGCAGCCTGACTTGCTCATGCTGATCTGTGATTTCATCAATGATTGGTATACCACTCAGGAGATTGCGGTCGGGACTTGTTGCCCAGGAGGGCAGATCTGCGAGGACAACCTTGTCAGGCATGTCCTCTTCCAAGATCTAATCCATTCACGCCACTTGGGTGGCCTTTCGAGCAAGCACGACATTGTCTACCAATGGAACAAGTGCTTGCCGAGTGGTCATCCTTTGACTACATTGGTGAACTCACTTTTCTCGTTGCTTATGTTATCCTACTCCTACATAGTCCTAACTGGCGACAGACTTGGC